GCTCCTGATGGCGTCCAAGAAGAACGCCCAATCAAGGGGTAGTAGCTCGTAAACGAGCTCTATGCTGACGGTATCGCTAGCCATGCTCAAGTCAAGCGTGGCGAGGTCCAGATCTATGGCCATCTTAGCCAAGTGCTGGTTCACTCCCTGATCATTCAGGTCGATACCTACACGCTTCAAACGTTTCCGGATATAACCACCTACACCCTTTTGGAGGTAGAGGTTCCCGGTTGGTTCGATAGCGATTACGCGATTTGTTTTCGCGTTTTTAGGCACAGTTTCGACTCGACATGAGTCAACTCCCGAAAAGACACAAGGCAAAAAAGACCAAGGTCCTTCTGGAAATTGACCCAAAAGAGTGTACGACCAATGAAGGTCGCACTGGATCACGCTTTGGAGTAACTCCTTTGCGCGCCCACCAACTGTGATGGGTACTGTAGTCATCTTTGTGTCCACCTTAGCTTTACGTCGACTTATATCGAACGTAGCGCCAGGTCCCCACCCAAAGAAGGGATCAATGCAGTGTAGACTAAAGGGACCAAGAAGAGATGCGATTTTCATCTTCGCTCGATATATTCGAGCAGAGATCTCACCAGATGAAGGTGAGAGTCGCTCCTTCCGAAGTCTTCTATTCGTCTCACGGCACTGTGTCTCGGACTTTGCGAATTTTCCGAGTGCGACCGCTTCAAGATCGACGTGTGTGTTTAGGCCCTTCCATTTAGAAAGTGCCGAGACCACACAGTAGTCGCCTGCGAAGCGGACGGTGTCCTCCTCTAGATAATCAGCTACTTTGAGGTCAAGGCTCAGTAACTCCTTGTGGGAGTACTTAAACCTTAACCACGCAGAAAGACTGATCGGCGTGTCAACTTCCTTGCAAAGAGCGAAGAATACTTCACTCACACAGGAAAACCTGTCTTGCATAGAGATCTCCTACCGTCCAATGATGAAACCAAATATCAACTAGCTTGTCAGCTAATTGATCGCCTGCTAGGGTTTTGTTGCCTAGTAGGACTGGTCCGTCAAAAGACGTTCTGGAGGGACTCGACCATGGCGACGACTTGTGCGTCGGCACAGAGGAATTGCGCATACTTCCGCAGATCCTTTCGGTTCTGCAGAGAGTTGCGTTCGGGCAGAATGAACTCGATGTTCGCCCGGTTCACGAAGGAAATCGTCGGCGGAGGGGTCACCCCCGCGTCGTTGGTTCCCAGCGTTTCCAAGACGGGGACATGGAGCCCGAGTTTCACCCGATTCACGCGATTCGATTGTCCAACCGTGCCGTTGGTGCCTACGGGCGCCCGCGTCAGTGCAACACTGATACGCGGATACCCGAGGGCACTCGAGGCTGATTGGTCTTCGA